GTTTATTTGATTAATTTTGTTTTGTTTTGTTTTAATATTACGTTAATTCCCAACACTGGAATCTGGGTCATAAACGATATTTGTTGTGTTTTGGGGAAGTAACAGTAGAATCGGCGGACCAACGTAAATACCAAGGGCCGCATCGTCAGCTGCTGATCGTAGCGTCCTAACCGTACTGTTCGATGTACTGATGTTATAGAATAGTGCCTTAACAACATTCGTCATCATAGCGGCAGCCAAAGGGAAGGGGTTGATGCGTGCAATGTTCGAAAACACCGGGGCCCAGGGCGTACCTAGAAGGTAACTCGTTTCCAACCGAGGCACTGTCTGGTAAGCAGGAACGCGCAGATGCGTACCATAGTCATTGTTAAGTTGGTTCACCCGTACATTACTGGAATATGGTGCATTAGTAGCCAAGCCCAAATTAATAGGCAGGGCAACCCCGTTTTGCATACCCACAGGATACGAAGTAATCTGCATACTATGTGAAGCAGGATTAATTACGTAGAAGTGATAATCCGTACCTCCCTTCAAGAACGTGTAAGCTCTGGCAAAATAATGACCGTAACTAAAGCTACCGGTCAAGTAGGCTGTAGGTGCTGCTGAGCTGATGTTGTACCGTGGTCCCCAAAACCACGGAAATAAGTTAAACTCGTTAACTGTATTAGTAATAACCACACCAGACAATATTGCGTGTGGAATCATGATCAACTGCTTCACGGACTTGATGATCTCACCGACACACAACTGCGAATCCTTGACATCGGTCATCGACACGAGGGCACCAGACTGATACCTAATAGTGGTAATAGCGCCTACATCCGTGACCCCTGGAGTATACCTAGGTGTCACAGGAATGGCCAGCTCGAAGTCAGACAGAGCTTTCACTTCAACCAAGAAAGGTACTTCCGCCGGCACTGTGGAAGGAGAGATGAGTGGATCTTGTACGTACATAAGCAGACTACCAATATTATCGAAGAAACTACGGTAAGGGATGGTAGAGACATAAGGTACGTCGAACTCAAACACGTTAGAGTCCCTGAGGTCAAACATCTTCGTATAGCCAAAAGGCTGAGGACCATAAGTGCCCGTGGGCAATCCGTTGATGAAGCCGTAGGCGTCTGTAGGGTTGGGTGAATTTGCTTGGCCGTTGGGGAATGGGTTGTAGATCACAAGCACTCTGCCTCCGTGAAACTTTGTTTTGGCGAATGAGAATCTGAACCTGAATGAACCTTTCCACTGCCTGAAGCACGCTGACGTGAAGAAAAGGTGACTGGGAATGAAACCGTTACCGACGTCATTGACTGTAGAAGACGCGGGGGCTGGAACATTACAGTAAGGTGGCGATCCCGAAAAGCGGGCTCGGAACCAAAAGTTAGATGGTGACACCCTCGTGGCATACAGAGCCGTGCCCGATGGATTGGCGGTCGTCATCACACCCGCACAAATCTGACCGTACTGACCATTAATAAAAGCCAGAGACATCTCGTCCACATCCGTGTGGCAGAACTCTGTGGACACCGCCAAAGTATTAGTGGCCGTTGGAGCTACCATGGTTACAGCTGAAGGCAGATCTATATTGGCTTCATGTACATGGGACTGCCCCAGGATGCGCATGGGGGGGTCTGTGGTGATCGGCCTCGAAAAGCCAAATGAACGGGCGACTTTAGCCGCCTGGGCCAGGAACCACGCAGGTGGCCCTGCCAAACTGGACAAAGAAGGAATGCCTAGGGCGACATATCTAAACACCTCACCCATCGAAGACAAACCTGAGCTGAAGGGGTGGGTATCTTTCATGAACTCCTTGGCGACGGCACCCGACTGAAGCGCCACAGAAGCAGACTCTTGTGGGACAGCACCGAAGAACTCCAAGTCCTCCAAATGTACATACAACCTCAAAGTGGGGTTGCTGGTGCCTGGTCCTGAAGTAACTGGCAACAATGGCGTGATAGTAAAAATACCATACTCTATAGCTGAGGATACAGTCAGTGATTCCTGCACACTAAGGAAAGGCACCTTGAGTGTGGCCATAGTTGTGTCAGATACATCCATCCTCACATGCGGCAAATTGGTTTGCATGCCTGGTATCGCTCCCCTCGCCGTATCCCCAGAAGTAGGCGAGAAACTTGTCGATATGTCGCCATATTGCCAACTGGCGACCAACACACCTTGATGGTAAGGTGTCGTAGCCAACTGTATTGTGTAGACCAAAGAGAATCTGATCGAGAACACACCTGTCATACGAATGTCACCGTCAGGGAAGTAAGTGGTAAGCATATCAGACACGCTGACCCTGGAGTTGTACATATTGGCGTAAGTGGTAGGAATGGCACTCGAATAAATTAGTCTCGGCCTGGCGAAATACTTACTGAGGTTCTGCAAATCGGTCTGTACAGTTGCCAAAGTAGGGGGCACATGGTGGGCTCCCAGCACCTGAACTTGCTCACAGGCCTCTGACTCAAAAGTTGTAACTCCCGTCGTCTCCTTGTTGCTCTCAATTGTAAGCGACATGATCTCCGAACAGTCAACCACCTCCTCACGCACATTTGTGGGCGTGGGCTCCACGTTGTTTTTGATTGTAGTTGCAGCAAGACTATGTACAGACTGCGAGCCATCTCAAACTCGCAACCGCTCGTGGCTTCTCTGGGCTATAGGCCGCCCTGAGTAGTAAAACCATAATGGTTAGGCCATTCTAGAGACTTCCTGTCCGCAGCGAGCTTTTCCGCCACTCGATGTATTTCTCGTACGCGCTGCGCGTATATAGATCCCTAGTACCACTCATCCGTGCGCCGTAGAACGGCGTCAAGGTAGCACTCACGCCGTGGAATGTAGCGCGAGTCCGCTCCGTGGTAAGCCAACCTTCCAAAGATTTTGTTGGCATACTCCCCCCAGAGCCTGGGTTCCTGCATTGAGAGCTCCTCCAAGGCATTCTCCCAATCATCGATGATAATCTTCTTCATCAATTTTCCGTTCTTGCACCAATACGCCGTGTACAAGAAACTGTCCAACTCGAGGGGGCACAACCACCTCCCCCTTTCTTCGCGAAACCTCCTCTTCAGGAAAGTGACCTCGCTCAACAACATCGTATCGTGAAAGACTGAGCCTTTGTCCCCTGGCGTGTACTTCACACCAAACTCCTTGTCGAGTGAGAAAGACACAGTCTGTTGGTTGTAAACATCCTTCCACTCCGACGCAACGTTCACCACGTTATCATCACCATACGTGACAGCCGAAACGTTGCTCCAGAACCCAGAATGATCTCCCGTCCTGCTTATGTACGCTCCGACCAAAAGGGTCAGGGAATAAATGGAGTTGACAATGGTGGTGAACGGATGTCCACTTGGCAGGGACTTGTTCCACTGGTACACGTGCTTCTGATCGAAACCCTTGCCACCAATGTGCCTCGAGTGCGTCAATTCCAACCAAAGCACCTTCCGGACCAAAGCATTTTCAGGTCCATCGTCATACCACTGGTTGATGTGCTCCAATATGATGTTATGGATGGAGGGTTGTTCAGATGAGTCAAACGCTTTGAAGTCACCGTCAAACACGTCAGGACCTTTGGAAGAAAGTTTCGTGCCCAGTGCGTCCCAGTCTCCAAAACAATTGATACCGGGGGCCATACCGCACTTGATGGGCACCGACATGGCTGCAGCACTGAAGGCACCAAAGTACTGCCTAAAGCACAAGGAATAGTCAACCGGTGCAGCCGAAATGAGGCGCGTAGCAACAGCCTCAACCTTCTCGTCAGACCTCAACTCGTCCTTCAAAATATCGAGAAACACGTGACTCAAACGCGTGCCTTGTTTGGCGCTGTCGATCACGGTCTCTGTCCTCGCTTTCAACTCGGCACAGGCACTACTGGTGAAATCATAGTCCTGTCCGTCTCCAAAGAACTCTTTCTTTCCGTTCTTGAATTCCAGCGTGTACGGATACCCAGGAGATGTTGCTCTGGGTATCGACCTGAACTTCTCTTCCGCAATGCCAGCGACAGCTTCCTCAAAAGTATAAATGCGCCTGTCGCGTCCCTTGGTGAGCTCCCTGAAAGGCTTGAGAGCTGTATACACTGCTTGTTCCAACCAAGGCTGCTCATAATGTAGCAACTTCGTACTGTAAGGCAACACTGCATTGCACATAGGGTACACCCATGTGTCTCCTCGCTTCACGGGACCGAGGTGAGCTGGCCTGCACTTGTACTCGCCAACACATCCGAACTCCGACGTCACGAAGTAAGCCGACTTGGGGCTAATATTCGCTGGTTTGTCAACAACGTACAAGGGTAAGAAGCTGCCAGACACATCGAAAGGCAACTCGTGCGAACTGTGCAACTGCACGCCCCTGCCGCTGAGATCTTGCTCGAAATTGTCCTTAACAACAGTCAACTTCTTCATAGCTGTCTCAATCATCTCCTGGGTCACAATTGTCGAATAACCGTAGGCTCCATCGCTTGTTCCTGCAAAATGGAAGCCAAGGCAAACTCTCCCACTGAATCTCGAGGGGTTGAGCACACACAGAGGTGCACCACAATCCCCATTCACGGTAGCGGCCTGGTACTCGAAGTATCGTTCCACTGACCTTCCAGCGACTTTCAACTTCTTGCCAACCAATAAGTGGTTGGACACAAATACCTTCCTGGTGTTGCTTGGGACAACTACTCCACGCTGTTCAACACTGCACACGTCAAGTCTGACCGCGTGCCCACCAACATACTTGATGTCGTTTTCCTTCACGTAGTTGGACACAATATTACGATGTGCTCTGCAAGCCGTAAACTCGATGAACTCCACTTCAGCTGATTCCAAGGTGTACCTCTTCATGTTGAGATATTCTGCGGCAGATATATTAAGCTCAAACTGCGGATTCATGGAGTTCCTGAGTATGAGGCACTGACCTTGCTCCAAAGAACCCTCAAGCAACATGCGTTCCACATCCCGGGTAAAGTGCACGGGTTGTATGGCCAATTTGTCTTGTATGAATTGCAACTGGCCAATCACCATCCCACTGCCGGTACTCAACCGAGCAATGATCTTGTACGTGTTACCGTAAACGTTAGTGGCGACCGCCTCATCGTACCCTTGTAATTTAATAGACTTGGGGCTGACGGCCTTCGAAACACTGTTTTTGGTGGGCTTAGCAACTGGCCAGGCCCTAGGCTTTGGGGGCAAATTACTCTCCATTTCAGCCTCCCACGTAGTAGCATACTTGCGCCTGCGGAAAGCTCCGAACAAACTGCCGAGCACCCCCAGAAGGAACCTTATGGCCTGTGAGAGCACAAGCCATATTGTGGCTCCCAAAAGGAAATCTCTCAAGAAGCTGGACATAGTGTACACTTCGTCTGATGTGCGCTTGAAGTCGGACCAACAATACTCCAACTCCTTGTTACGTTTCCTCCCAGTGAGTCGTACCATGTGTGGCTCGCAAGCCTCGTCACGTTCAACGGAATCCTTGGTGCCAGACTGCAAAGTAATTTCTGGCTCCAACATGTTCTCCACGTAATCGTTGAGGCTGACCTTTTGCTCCGTGAACGTAAGATGTTTCTTCGAAAGGTCATCTGATATCTGCAACAACAACTGCTTCACGGGGATCCAATTGTTGTCCGAATTTCCCCAGCCGAAGTCATGCTTGCAAACTTCCCAAATCTGCCAAGGGAAGCGATCGATACCTGTATTCTCTTCGGCACACTGTACACGCATACTTTCGAAAAGTGCGAAGTTAAGCTTGCCATCTGGATACGCGAAATCGGGCTTCACCCGGAGCTTGTAGGAATACTTCATCCTTCTCAACACAGCGGCTGGTTCGTGTATGACATTACGCGCCTCAGCATCGATAGAGGCCAAGTTTGTTGTACCAAACACGAATTTCGACCCGAAGTATATCTTTCCCTTCGAGGCCAGATCCGCAAAGTTCAGCGGAAATGCCCATGAACTGATCATTCTGATAATCGTCATGTGCTCATTCTCCTTGTCTGTCTTGTCGGCCTTCGCCTGAAAGCAATCATCAAGCACGAGACACTCTTGTCCAGCGTACCCGTTCCAATACTCTGAATTGCCTTTTTGCCAAATTTGAGACACTGTATCATCGAACGTGGCTTCCTTACCAATGATGCCACTCCTCTTCAGAACTGTGGCGCAGAATGGCATGGCCATCAAAGTCTTACCGACGCCCGGGTCTCCATACAACATCAACATCGAAGGCTCAAACCTGAAATTGTTACGAGCCTGGAGCGCCCCCTGATAAGGCAACAGTACTGATTGCAACCTCGACAGGGCTTCCTCAACCATACGACACGTTTTCGAACCTCGATAGACTTCTTTGAACTCGTAACCCAGCTGTATGGCCTTGACCATCTCTGACAAGGCCTCTGGTGTAACACCGCCTTTGGTTACGTCCTTTTCAACAATTTTGTCGACGTCTTCAAGCCATCTCTTCAGCGGTGCGTGTTGTTCTCTCATCAAGCTCACGCGGTCTTTCCCAAACCACGATCTGATCAAATTCATGGACCACTCCAAACTCTTGACCAACCAATCACAGAAGGTTGAAATTCCGCCTGAGCACCTCTGAAGTAGGCTCATTCGCTTCATGAACTCCGACACGCAATAGGCTTTCTTACCTGCAAAGGCTGAGAAGCAGAAAACGGCACTGAAAAGTTTGCCGGCGAGATCGGAGAACTTCGTGTGTTGTTCATCATCAAAGCCCGACTGAAGACGCACTGTGCTCCCTTGAAAGAAATTAGCACAGACGCCCCATAACTTCGGACCAATAACTGCTGACAGGCCACCGATAACCAACATAGGTACAATTGGCCCCTGAGTATTAAGGCGGTGTAAGGCATAGAACGCTGACATAACCAATGGTACTGCCCATATTGCATTTCCCAACAACTTCTTAAACTCCTTAGCCGCAACTTCAAACTTGGCCTTGATGGTCTTCGCGAGGTCGGAACCTGCTTCGGCCACCTTGCCGACCTTGGAGAATAGGCCACCGAGGGCCCCAATAAACTTACTGACTGCGACGGTGGCAACGGCTCCGAACAACACGTCTTTACCACCCTGCAACTGCGCACGGCGCGCTGGGAGCGAAGGCTCCACTGCAAACTGCACCTTCGAGAAGCGCCCATACAGTCCAGAGTCGATGACACTGGGCTGCAAGCGCGACTGGAAGAAAGCAGGGTTTCTCTTGTCCCTGCGCTGCTTCACAGCCGCAAGCCGCTCCCCTTTGGGCACCTTCTTGCGCTTGGCCTCAGCCTGCGCCTTGGCGTGAACTCGCATGGCCTCATCGCGCTCCTCGCGCGTCGTGGGCTGTGCGGGCTTCTGGCCAGATTGCAACTGGCTCGGGCGGCGCATGCTCTCCTGAATGAACAGGCGGCGCAGGTAAGCAAACTTGCGTGCCTCCTTGCGCTGGGCCTTGTTGGCCTTGCGCCGGTCCATGATGGACCTGAAGCTGGGCACGTCGGGCCGCTCAACAATGCGCACCTGTTCAACGCTTGACCAGTAGTCAACCAAGCTGTAGTCCGGCACCCAATCAAACAACAAGTTGTCTGGCCGGGGAGCCGGAGGAGGCCGCGTGGAGCGCTTGCGCCTGGGCGCCGCGTCTACGACACGCTGGAAAATACCGGCAACGAGCCTGTGTATGTACACCTTGTCCTCGAAACCAGCCTGTGGGCTGTTGGGGGCCGCCTTTGGTGTGCGGGCGACCCACGATGGCGGAGGATCCGCTGGCAAGTTCGCCAGCCCGACCTCCCTGTCCAGCTCCCTGAGAGCCTCGTACAGCGACAGCTCAAAAGTTCCCTGTCCAATGTACGCGCCCTTGCAACGCGGCTCGCAAATCTTCTCTCGAAGAATGGGCGCTGCGAAGCATGCGAGAGCCTGGTAGTGGCTGAACAGCAAGCCGTCCGTCACGACGGCCCAGGCTTCCTCCAACTGCGGCAGCTCGTAAGTGTGGTTGAGCTTGCCGTCGTACAGAATCAACTCCGAAAGTGGGAAGTGGTCCGAGAACCACTCAGCGAACTCGTAGCGAAAGACCAACTCTGCGGTGTCGTCCGGCCGGACTGAACCCTGATTTGATGTTTGGTTGTGCATCATTTTTCAAGGTGGGGGGTCGCTTCGTTTAACGTGAATAAGCATCACGAGCAGTAAGATGCCGGCTTCCCGTCACACTAGGCATTCAAGGGAGTAGTTGTATGCACGAATGCAGTGACACTTGCTCCACTGTGAATCCATGGTTATAGCGTATGCCATTGAACCATACACAATCAGCCTAAAACGACTGAAACGTCACCATAAAACGGCAAGCGGCCCATACCGCACAAGGTAATAAGCACCGAAAATCGGCGCGAACGACCCAGCTGCCTTCCGGTCCTCCGTGGACAAGCGAGACCTTCGTCAAGCCACGGTAGGTATCCCCTGGTGACATCTTTGTGGCCTCAGGAACTATCGTGCCGGCCGGGAACGATAGTGGACAACCAGGAAGGGCGAACAACCTGGCACCGATCCGGTACCCTCAAAGACGTGAATCATCGTGATACAGACCAAAGGTGTAGTTCCAAATGCACCATAATAGCCGCACCACTTGTGTTGACCAACGACTTCTCTAGAAGTATTAATAATAATAAGAATAATGTAGTTCGTTACTTATAATATTAAACAGCCATGGTGGAAAGTGGCTGGAAGGTAAATGCAGGGGTGAACAACTCTTAAACCTGTGGACTATATACAACCACATGGCGAGAAGATGGTGCCGAAAGGAGGATGATCTCAGGTAAATTTGAGGGTGGTGGCACGATTTTTCAACATGTAATTTGCCGGAGTATACTTCTTTAATCCTGAATCGGCTCACCTCAAAGGTTCTTGCCAAGACGAGGTCGTCGCAGCCCAGTGCCAACTCGTGGCCAAAGGGGTTCGTTAAAGTCCGACATACTCACATGTCTACAGGCTCGCAACAGCCTGGTAAATATCTCGTAGTGTTTATAAC